GTCCCGAGGCTGTAGGAATCAAAAGTTCCTACCACTTATTCATAGGTAACCAAGCTACCAAATGAACAGAAAACAGTTTTTTAGATCTGAAACTGCTTTTAAAACAGTGAAACAGGACAACGATCTTGAAAATTTCAAAAGAATTTTCTTTGCGTTATCCACGCAAACTGGCTGCCCCGAAAGGGCAACTGCGAAATACTTTCGTCTTATAGAAGCACGCATCCTCGAAGAGGGTGCTGGTTTCTTAAAGATACTAGCTGCGCAACCCATTCTTGGGTTACGTGTGCTGGGAAAGGATCTCCCGTCAAACTTGGATTATGGTTTGAAGGTGCGTTCGCGTACTGGATTTCCGTATATCTTTAGTTGGCATTACCAAAAGTTGAAAGCCTTATCAAAGGCTGATCCAACTCCGTCGAATGTACTTCTTGTACGTCGCATATTAAGCCTCTTTTCAGTTGGAAAGATGCTTGTACGCGGTGGTACGAAGCGCATCCGCCGCGAAAAAGAACTCTACGCATTACGTGTTCAACGTGAAGTTGATCCGCAACGCATAGAACAGATACGTAGTGATCTGCTACCTGAAATCGAGCGTTTCTTATCATTCGTCCGCTATAAACGAAAGCGTGCTGATGAATTAAGTAACTTTTCATACTTTGTTCCACCAGTAGACAAGGTGTGTCTAGACACTCGTTCATATTCATTGAAGTCACTCGTAAAACGATCAAATCGTAAATACAAATATACGATTCCGCATCCAGTACAGAAGTACCTTATGCGTGTCTCCGAGGATCAACTAAGCGAACCTGATGGGCAACCTGATGGTAAGCAAGTTGTTATCGTTGAGAGCGGTGGCAAGTTTAGGGGCATTTGCCCTTATTACTCACCGTTAGTCCACTCATCCAGCGCGTACACATCTTGCCGACGTGTACTATCTGGCTGGGGTCCCGATGTCTCGCTTGACCAAGAAATTGGCCATGAAAGATGTCGAGAACTAACGACACTAAACAAAACGATCGTCTCGGCTGACGCCTCGAACTTCACGGATAGTTTAGATCTAGATCTCGCTACTGTCTTCTTAGAAGCCATTGGTGAGTCTGAATTTCTAGACTACTTAAGGGAACTAAGGATATCGACAGTACTTGGACCGATCAACACACCTCTACCCTTAATGGGGTTAAAAGGTTGTTACGAGCTAGGCTGTTGCCTTCTTGCGTTTTCTGTATGGCGTCAAGCCATGCAAGAAACGCTTCGTTTGAAGGGAATGGCTCATGCTTGTGATGACCTGGTCGGGCGCGGAACGTTATCTGGATTTACTGAGGCGTACCGTTTTATCGGTGCTTCACTAAATAAGAAAAAGACAGTAGTATCAACTACAACTGCCGTATTCTGTGGCCAGATGTATTGGAAAGGTAACTGTGTAACACCAGTTCGCCTTAACATTACAACGTTGTCACGGGGTACAACAGGTTCTGTTGTACTGCCCATGTGTCGCGACTTCTTGACTAACGCACAACCTGTGTGGGGTCCTGCAGCGATGCGCTGTGTTAAACGTATTATCCGTCGTGCATGTCTTCGTTGTGTCCCTCCTAACGCTGTTAGGTTCGACCTCCCTTGTAAACTGGGGGGTGTTCCCTTACCAACCGGTAATCGGGTTTCACTCTTCAAGTTACTTGAAGATGAAGCTGTACTTCGGTACGCTTTATACAACACTCCAATCTTAGAAGATCCGCCTGATAGGCAGACGTCCCTGATTGGGTTCGTACGGTTAGGTCAACCGGCGGTAATGCCCGACGGTACGATCCTTCCCGCAGTCACGCTCCCCCGGGAGGGGGGGCCTGGCAGCTGGTTAAGACGTAAAAAACGTATTGACCAGTTAATAGCCAGAGGAGAACTGTCCGAC